CGTACCTACTCTTTCTAGTCTTCGTATGTACGCCGATTACATCTACCTCGACACAGACGAGCGTAGACGTTTTGCCCAAGTTTCGCACGAATACCTCATCGAACAACTTCAACACACTGGTCCTGACGTCGCCAAAACTACCAATCACCGTTTGAACTTCAACCATCCCGTGAAAGAGCTTGTTTGGGTATACCGTAAAAATGGTGCCGAACCAATGAACTTCAACTGTGGTGTCGGGTCCGGGACCAATAGTGTTGGTGCCAATGCCGATTACGTCGATTACTACCTCAATACCAATACTGATACTACAAATACTTCAGCTATGACTCTTGGAGATGTTGTGGATCCCACCTTATCTACCAACGCCAAAGACTGGTTCACCACCTGCAAACTTCAACTCAATGGTCACGATCGTTTCTCGGAACGCAAAGCGGCTTATTTCCGCCTTGTCCAACCTTATCAACACCACACTCGCGTACCTGCGAAACATGTGTATGCGTACTGCTTCGCGCTTAACCCCGAATCTCATCAACCCAGTGGTTCTTGTAACTTCTCTCGTCTCGATAACGTCACTCTCATCTTAGAACCCAATTCATCTGACGGAGTAACTGTTGGTGAATCCGATGAACTCCTCGTCTTTGCCACAAACTACAACGTACTTCGTATTATGAGTGGTATGGGTGGTTTAGCTTACTCCAATTAGAGTAACAATTTTCTAATAATATTCAGTATAATTCTATAAAATATTCAGTTCTTATAAATGTTGTGAAAATCACAATTAATTATATATTAATATTTACAATATATCAATATACAATTATATATCATCATTTTCTGATACGTAACTATAATGTTCCGCAATTTGTTATTCAACGGTTGGTATGATTATGACATGAGTAATAGGTGTTTTGTGTAGAGTCAGTGTTTCCCCTTAATTAATCAAATGTTTCTTTGTTCTCTTTTGTTGCTATTCTTGTGATTACGAAGATAAACATAACTAATCCAGTTTGATACTACTACAAAATAATCAAACTCCAATGCTATAAATATATACTATTCAATACATTTTGTATAATAACAACATTCAATCATATTTTAAAACTATGAGTTATGAACTGAATCATGATATAACCGGTAAACAACCAAATTGACAATGATATTGCGTATTCTAACTCCATTATTTGCGTTATGTATAAATGAACTATCATTGTCATTCTTTATGTGGATACTAACAAACCATATGACATCTCATTAGTCGAATGTATTTATAATTTAGGGTTTTAGGATATTGACGAAAGTTGAACTACGGTGACCGAAATTTGTTCTGGTGTCGTTTATCCCAAACGTAGTAGCTCTTACGTTGTAAATACATGTTTATATATCCCGATATCAATTGTGATTTAAAAAAAGAAAATTATAATAAAAAAAGATGGAAGGATTTCAAATAACCTTTAATTGTCCAAGAGATATACAAGAAGAAGTGTTGATTTGTCCAACAGATAGACACTTGTACACTGTATTAGATAGTTCAATTGAATCACGGGAATCGTTAGATTGTCCAATATGTATAGACACACTAGAGACTAATAATATCATCTCCTTAGATTGTTGTAATAACAAATTTCATATAGAATGTTTGTATAAATGGATACAAGGAAATGCATGTTGTCCAATATGTAGAGATATAACAAATATAAAAACAAAGTTAGATTTTTTGATGAACATCGATAAAACAAATGAATCTATAAACGAATCATTACCGTTGATAACTACAAATAGAAGATATACTTATAGTATAATTTATAAAATTACATTTATATTTTTTATTGGAATTACAATTTTATTTTATATTGATACATTCAAAGATGAATCATTAAAAAAAGAATAAATGATTAGATTATGAAAGATGTGTTTAGTTCAACAAATTTAATACAAAAAATGTAGGCTGTAATAATAATCATAAAAAACAGTTGTGAAATTATATACATAAACTTCGAAGAAACATAAATGAATTAAACATTTTGTAAAAGTTCAATTTCATACATTTTAACCTTGAAATGATCATTAAAAACAGAAATATAAATTATATCATTATCTTGTAATTCTTTACAACCAACATGATTCATACAATCTTCTTTTTCATATGTAATAGGGACCATATTACCATCAGACATAGAGTAATAATTCCATGAATTTTCACCATAAACATAAGGTAGATGATAAATAGTAGCAGGTAAAGTTGTTTTACCAAACAATGGTAAAATAGCGTCTCTTTTTTCATTGAACAACACACCGAGTTGTTTAAATCCATTTAATGTGTTATTGTTATTTGAAATTTTATTTACATTCTTTTTATGTTTTTTGAAATTCAATTTTTTATTGTTTTCGGGTTCAGGGTCTTTGGACGTTTTTTCTTCATCTTTATTTGTTTCTTTAGTTTGATTGATTGTATTCATCTGTTTCATTTCTTTAAAACAATGCCATGTAAAAACCATAATTACTGCATTAAAAGCAATATAAAACATATTTACATCTGGTTTAAACATATATATAGTATACTTATAATTAATTTACTTTAAACAAGTTTATAGATTACATTCTTCCTGTTCACTTTCTGAATTTTCTTCCTCATATTGTAAATCTACTCCAATGAAATATGTACCTTTCAGTTTATTTCCCTTGTAAAATTTTGTAACATTTGTCTTAACAACAATGTTATGTTGTGCAAATGTTGATTGGTAAAAATCAACGACAAATTTGTTTTTCTTGAAATTATTTTCTGAACAATGTTCATTGAATTTTCTAACAAATAATTGCATAGGAATGAATCGATTCGAATCGATGACAATTTTTCCACTATTAAAAAAATTGGAGAGACTATTGGTCGCATCCACCATTTTTTCTTGTGTATTTAAAAAATAAGAAGGAAGATGGTCCCAAATATTGTCATATCCGACGTTTCGAGTCATTCGTTGATAATATAGATTGCATTGTCGAATGATATCAGGAATACATACACGAAGTTTTTTACCTAACATACAATCGTTTTTCTTTACTTTGTTATCGAATCTTGTAACCACGATTCTTCTTTTGATGGAACCACTATTATCTATAAAATCTGGATTTTCATTACCACCTAAAATTCCAGCTGTTTCCCATTTAACAACTTCAGACTTTTTGTATTTAATATTAACATTGATAGTTTCACCACTAATCATACTTTGGAATTCTGCTTGTTCCAAACACCAATCTTTTTTAATTTCAGGTGCAATAAAAATGTATTTTGAATAAATGTCAGAAAGTCCAAATTTGGATTGTACATTGTTTGATAATACGGCAACATCTCCATCGTCGTAAAATTGTTTAGCAACATCATTGTTAATAGTTGATTTTCCTGTTCCACCTTGACCTAGATAAAACATAATAGTTTGCCAGTTATCAAGATCATTTAATGGATAAAGCAATCTACCTAAATAAACTTTATTCCATTCGATAACATCTTTATCCAAATTTTGATATTCGAAAATTTGGTCAAGTAATGGAATATGAATATCTTCGGGTTGGATAGAATTAGTAGTATTTGTCAAAGGGACATCAAAATATTTACAAGAAGTGAAATGTGTTGGAATATTCGGGTCACCATATTCATAAAACTTATCGGTATAAATTTCATTTTCTTCATCCCAATATTTAACAAGATATAAACCATTCTTGAATGAAAAGACATGACGATCTTTTACAAGTTTGGGAAAAAGATCGTCATAACATTTACTAAAATATTCTGTGAATTGTTTGACTACATCTTTTGTTTTAATAGACAATAGAAACATATTTAGGTTGTTACTCCTGGACAGCAATTTATAAATAATATTCGAAATAGAATCTACTTTTTTCCATGCATAAGTCGGAAACCCGTCTTTGGATAAAATACATTCGTAACAATATTCTTCACATCTTTTATATTTCAATTCATAAAACTTTGAACTAAGATACATACATATTTTTTGTATAGGCTTGAGATCGTCATTGTCAAGAGGATGAAATTTGTAAATACTTTGATCTTCAGAAGGACTATATGAATGTTCCGGTTTTAAAGTAGTAGATACCATCGCCAGTCCAATCATAGTGTTTTTTGCATAATGAACAACTGCAAGGATTTTATTTAATTTACATTTATTTTCAATTTGTTCTTCACTATTATTACCAACAAGATTATTTTTTTCTAAGGTTTCTTGTAACATAAAGATGTTATTAAATTCGATTTCAATTGAAGAATTAATAGATTCATTAGTATCTGTAGATGATAATAAAAGATTAGACCTGAATTTTTCTAAAATTTCAGTTGGTGAATAATTATCAAATTGAAAACACCATTTGGTATTCAATTCTTCAAGAGTAATCATAACAGACTCGGAAGTAAATGTAGTAAGATTGGAAGACATTGCTTTGCTATTTTAATACTATGTAAATATATGTTCTTTAAGTTACTTTTGATAATGTGTGTTACATATAAAAAATAAAAATATAAACAATATATAATAATGTTTTCTAGTCTACAAGTATCATCTAATATGGTTATCCAAATGTCTATAATTTTTCTAATCTTTTTAATATTCTATATATATAACACATTTAATGGAAAAATTAACAATCTATCAAAACAAAATCATGATTTGACAGAAAGATGTATTCAGTTAGAAAAATACACTGAAGAAGACGAAGAAGACGAAGAAGAAGAAGAAGAAGAACCGGATACGGGCGAAAAAAATAAAGATATTGAAGGCTTTCAACCAGAAGATGACTTCGCAACTTTAGAAAGTAAAGAGAATTAAATCCTCCCGTAACTTTTAACAATTTCTGTTGTATATTTGAACGAAATTGGTTCATTTAAACCTTCGAAATAAACGACATCCGAATCTTTATTCAATGTTAATTTCACCTTATATTTACGTACGATCTTTTTACCATCCGAATCTATTTTTGGTAAAACTAATGGTACACCGTCTATAGTTTTCCGAATTACTTCCATAACGGTCATAGTTAATGTACATCTACCTTTAATTTTTTTCCCCATTTTACGACATGTGTGATACATCGCTTTCTTAGCAGCTGCAGAATGTGAACCGGTATACAATTTATCACTATCAAATTTAGTTTTTTTATTACCTTGGGCACTTTTTGAAACATTTGTAATCGTAAATAATCTTTCCGACATATATAATATATATACAATAAAAATCAAATATTGATATTAAGCATCCAAATATCTGGACGATTCCTATATCTTATATTTGGAATATTATCCCATGGATGATCATTGGAATAAATATCAGGAGGAACTGGTAAAAGGTATTCTAATTCATCATCATATAAAATTTCATGTTCGTCATAATCATCTACTTCTTCAAAATGAAGAACCTTATAGTCTTCAAAAACAATCGTACCATCCTCATTATCATTGTAAACAAAGAAATTAGACATATTTATATATAATACATCTAGATAAAATATCTTTAAATGACATAAAGGTGTAATTGATTATATATATATATATATATATATGGATGGTTTATACACTGGTATAAGCGAAGGAACAATAATACAATTGAAAAGTAAAAGTGAATTAGATGAAGATATAGATAAAAATGCAAAAGGAACAATAAATTTATTCAAATCCGAATATAAAACATACACACATTTTGAACTAGAAAATATCATGACAACAAAAAAAGTTCAGTTAGGTACAACTTGTATATTTGAAATAGACAATGGAGAAGGTGATTTAATAAGTAATATAATGTTAAAAATAAAACTTCCAACTATTCCTATAACTGTAGATAGAATTTCAAAATCGACTATTTATCGATTTTGGACGAATAGAATAATATGTTCGATGATTAAAACAATAACAGTTAAACATGGGAATAACACATTATTAACATTAGATTCCGATTCATTGTTTATAAACTCTGAATTAAATGTATCATCTTCTAAACAAAAAATGTATGATGTAATGACGGGTAATCATCATACAATACAAAGTATGATTGAATATTCAAATATAGATGACAATGAATATTTTTTGGATATACCATTATTTAAGAATTTTGACCAATTACAATATTTTCCGATAAATAATGCAAGAAATAAAGACTCTAAATTAAAAGTATATATCACATTAAAAGACCTAACAAAATTAATGTTAAAGAGCAGTTATTATGAAACAAATCTAGAAATAAACGATGATTATTCAAATATAGATGATAATGTATATATTTCATTAATGTGTAATCATATATTGTTATCAAGAAATGAAGCTGTATCATTGTTAACATCAAATAATAACTTTTTAATTGAAAATTATCATTTAAATGAATTTACAAATTTCAACAGAGATAATAATAAGGTAATAGAAACTAAATATCAATTGTCATTAAATCATCCAACAAAACAACTAATTGTAGTAATTACGAGAAAAGAAGATGAAGATAATAATAAATACCATAATTATATTGAAATAGATAACATTGAATTATATATAGATGGTAAAAAAATGAATGATGAGATATATGTGAAAAGAAACAATTCGAAGAAAAACTTTAACATAAATAAAAATAAAAAATCACCGAGATACAATATATATTCACTCTCGTTTGCATTTGTACCTGGAATATATCAACCAACAGGACATTTAAATTTTTCAAAAGCAAATAATATATTTATAAAAATAAAATTGAAACAATATGAAGAAGTAATTATAAGAGTATATTCAAGTGAATTAAATATATATAAAACAAATTCCAATGGAGAAGGAAAATATGACAATATTTAAAAAATAATATCATAGTTCTTTTCTTTTATATAAAAATCAATACATTTGTGAACTTTGGTAACCGTAACAATAGAAATTTTTTGTTGTCTTACAAAATGTTTATTATCAAAATTGATCTTATTTTGTTTAGTGACATAAAATATAATACCACAAACCACCGACGAAGGTGTTTTACCATCAAGAATACCTTCATTTATAATAAATTGATTTAATTTTAAACATGATTTAATCAACTTATATTCCGTTTGTTTATCAAGTTCTATTGAATTACAATAACGAGGTATTAAGTCTTGTGTGTTTGTATACACGTTCAATGTATTGTCTTTTGTCAAAACATCTCTCATATAACTTATGAATATTTTATTAGTTTTATTAATTGTTGGAACATCGATATTGCAAATAATAGAGATTTCTTTGACAGAACGTGTTACATTATGTAATTTGCATGAATGTAGAATGCAACAAGAAATCAATCCCTTACGAATAACACCTCTCGATAATTTACGTTCGGATATAGTTTTATAATATAATTTTGCTTGTTCGACAACAATATTTGGTAAATGTCCATTATCATTCGATAATCTGGAAATAAATTCGAAGACGTGGAATAGACTTCTTTCTACATGATTCATGGACATTTGATTATGTAGTTTAGCCATGAAACTAAATTTATTCGATTTAATATAAGTGTTCAACGAAGATTTTTCTAATAATGGATTTGATGGAAAACCACATCTAGATGGATCTTTTTTATTTGTATCTTGATTACCATGCGACCATTCTGGTGTATCGTCTAACATTGCTGGTTTTACAATACCACAATTAGTACATACACAAACACCATTTTTAGAATCATTGAAAAATGTAGAAACTGAACCACAATTGTCACAAGAAGTAGAATTTACTATATTTTCTTCTTTATCGGAATCAATTTTTATACTTTCCATTTGTGACCATATTTCAGTACAATCAATATTTGTCATTATTATATATTTAGTTAAAATAAGATAAAACATTCTTTAAGTGAATTTTGGGAACAGAAGTTGCCAGATAATACTATGCTGGCAACGGGCGGCGATGTCGCTTATGTAGAACGCCCTTTTGGGAAAAAGGGCACAAAACCTTTTCTAGAACAGGTGTATTATAATTTCAATTGTTTAATTGTATTTTGATTAGAATCTCTTACAATATATTGTAAACTAGTCATTACATTATAACTATCATAACAATTATTATTAACTAGTTCAGAAAAAAGAGATACAACGATATTTAATTTATGAATGGTCCATTTATTATTCAAAGCATTGTAAATATTTTGTTTCATTGTTTTGTTGTTATCGTTTGAATTGGATAAATCTAAAATTTGATTAAGAAATATATAATCACAATCCTTTTCTAAAGAATTAGTGATTAAATTAATATAAATAGTCAAATCATTAGTAGTAGTTTGATTTGATTTATATGTATTCATTAATTTATACAAACCTTTAATTGCCAATTTAAATACCGAAGAAACGTCAACTTCATATTCACTTAATAAAAAAAACTGACATGCATATACTATAGGTTCATATAACAATTTTAAATTGAAATTGTTATTACCCGTAAGATAACGATAAGCTCCTTGAAATATATTTTTATCGTTTACATAAATAGTATTATTATACAAATCTAATTTAGATCCCTCCTCTTTAAAATATAGAATACCAAAACATACAATTGTATTAAAAGGGTCATAAATATCATGATTGGTATTATTAGGGATATTATATAAGGATATAATACGTTTTGACCCATCCATTAATATTTGTAAATTATCCATTCATATATTATATAATGTAGTTGTTTAGTTTTAAATGAACTTTTAAAAAAATATAATATATATATGTTGTTCGATAAAAAAATGATATCCTCGGAAAAACCAAATGTATGCGAATTAGAAAAAGAAATGGAACGGATTACCAGAAAAGAAGATACGTTAATGAGTGAAACATATTTTTCAAAACAAAATATAGATATTATACAAAGCGAATTATATCTACATGTTTTTAAAAAAGCTGGTTTTAGAATAGATCAACAACCGATTAACGATTTATTAATCATTATGCGAGGAGTATATAATTTATATGCAAATCCATTAACAAAACGCAATCATATTAAATCTGAAATTATAAAATTAAACAATATATTTTTGGAAATGACTACAAACATGATTATAAGTAACGTGAAAATGCATCGTAAATATATTCAAGATGCGAGTAATTTGCCTGTACCTATATCTAGAGGTACAATGGAATCACGAAAAGGTGAGATTTCTTTACCAAGCAATAATTTGGTTTAAAATTCATTATCATCATCTTCTTCATTATGAATATATCGTATACCAGTATACACTCCTTTAGAATTTTTAGAATATTTCAATTTATTATCAATATACTCTTTGAATTCTTTTAAATTCGGTGCGATTGTATTATTAGTATCTCTATACCATGATTTAAAATGATGATAGAATTTCAGACAAGGAATTTTATCGTTAGGTTCGTTACTAGATTCGATATTTTCATTGAAATATTGAATCATTGAATCACTTTTATATTTGAACAAATTGGTATGTCTCAATACACTTTGAGGTTCATGTAAACCATCTTTTCTATAATCTGTCAAATAATTTATTAACAAGAACATGAAACAATCTTTAGATTCTTTCAGTTTCGTATACATGTCTGGGTCTATTTTATGTTCATTTTCATTTACTGGAATATCTACAAATTTCTGTCCAAATTCTACTACACGTACTCTTCTCCACGTACCGTCATCATTCGCTGCAATATCTGGCAATTGGTTACACGTTAATAACATTTTAAACTGAGGTTTAAATTCAACCGGTGATGAATATAAACCCCTAGAATAAATCGTATCGTTACCAGATAATTCTTTCATCAAACCTACATTTATTTTATCACCTTCATCCGGTTCTTGCATACTTGCAAATCGTTTTCCTTTTGCATTTTGAACCTCAGGACTTGCAGAATTCGAAGCATTTCTTTTTTTTGTCAATAATGTAATCGGTAATTTACAACAATAATCGCCTAAACAACTTTCAAATAAATCTATCAATGTACTTTTTCCATTTGCACCACTACCTGTCCATATATGTACTTTTTGATCTCTTGTTGTTCCTTCCAGACAACTAGCTAACAATTTCATAACATATATTTTTACTTCTTTACAAGGTAAAATGGTATTCAAAAAATTATGCAAACGTAATACAGCGCTATCATTTTGATCATATATTACATAATTTGTAGATGTGCAAAATGAAATATAATCCTCAGGTCTTCCATCTCGGAATTCGAATTTTGCTATATCATAAACACCATTATTAAAACAGATAAGATGTTCTTTACTATCCAACATATTCATAAAATGTTTATCATAAAACATAGTAGCACATTCTTTCATAACTTTTGTTTTGAATGAATTGTCTTTCAATAAATACATTAATTTAATACAATCTGCATGTTTACTTGTCAATTCTTTTTCATCAGATGCACTTTCACATTCTAATATTTTTTTACTATACCAACTAGATAATAATGTTACATCATTTGCCAATTCACTAGACATTTTTTGTGCCAATAAATATCCTTCCTCCATCGTATTCCAACGATGTTGATGAAAATGATACCAAGTATTACGCTTTATACTAGAACATGTAAATAAATGTTTATATTTATCGTATAAAACATTTGCAACATCATAATGCGATCTTGATAATGCTTCTATTAATAAATTCTTTGTATTTGACCTTATATATTCGATATATTTTGCAGGATTATCGGAATTTGCCCACATATATAAACTTGATATTGTCAATCCACCATTTGGTTTAAAATTTTTCCATCTTTTTTCACATTCTCCCTCTTTATATTTTGTACTTTTTCTACTCCAGGTATCCCATACATTTAACAAATGTATATCAATATTATATAAACACCATCCTAATTCCATCCATTCGCGTTCATTGTCACATCTTGTCATACTCAACATATTTACCAAATTGACAACTAGGTCAGTTTTATTTGTAGATTTGATATTTGGACTCGGAACTGTAATTAAAGTTTCTTGTTTTTCATTTATTTTTTCTTTCAATGTAACCGTATGTCCTCTAATTGAAAAATACCTACAATTAATTTGAACTTTCGAATCATGATTTTCAAATTTATTATCATGTACTTTTCCTGTCAATGTATAGCTAAACATTTCACCACATTTTAATGTTCCGTAACACATCCAGTTATTTCTAGTTGATGCTATGTCAAATATATCATCGATATTTCCAAGATGTCCGAACATATTTTCATTATTTAATTTCAAGTCTTCTATAACTTTTTTATGAATTGCTATATGTATTTTTTTTGTAACAATTATACCCATTAACATGATATGAAACCCATCTTTGTAATTGTCATTATGCGGTCGAGTACTTGGTTTTTCAAATACATGTGCTGTAAAATCAGTTGTTGTATCTGTTTCTACAAAATGTTTAATTGATTGTATAAACAAATTGACAATATTGATGATATCTTGTTTTTTGTAAAGTCTTTCAGAATTTGTTTGTTTAATATCAATATCAATTAATATCGGGGTAGCATTTTCGCATGGGATTTCGGTTAATCCAATACTGAACCTTATAGATTTCTGGGTTTCAGGGTCTATGGATTTCATCGTGGCTTCCCAACTTTTTTGATAAATTTCCCAAAATTGATCTGTTTTTTCATCGGGAATATTATATTTTCCTGTAATTGGATAATGCATACCAGTATGTGAACCTTTATTAGCACCTGTGAATTTATGATCTCTCATAAACATTAATAAAGGACGATATGGCAACATTCCCGAAACAGACATCTATTTAATTAATACATTTTTTTTTCTTAAATATATACTATACAAAATTGTTAGTATTGTATAATGTTTGTATCAAAGCCTAGTTAAAGAACATACATTTAATATACAAATATGTTAAATAACGTTTTGTTAATCGCATCTTCTGAAGCTGCAAAAAGTGAACATTCGTCTTTTAAACATGGAGCAGTATTGTATCAAGGCAAAAGATGCATATCAAAAGGCCATAACCGTTCCATTCTAAAAGAAAACTTATTCAATAGTTTACATGCAGAAATGTCGGCAATAAAACAAGCCAAACAAATAAAATTTAAGAAATCAATGAAATTGACAATGTATGTTGTTCGAATAAATAAACAAGGATTATTTTTGAATTCTAAACCATGTGAACATTGTCAAAATATAATGAAATCATTCGGTGTTAATAAATGTATTTTTTCATCCATCGATGGGGAAGTCGATTCTATTGATTTATAATTCAACTTAAAGATTCATTATTCATTTTAATAATAATAATCATCATGAATGAAATAGAAAATAATATTAACAAAATTCATCAACATTTTCTGAATACATTAAACAAACATTTTGGAGATATGTTAAATCATTCGGATGAAATCTTGGTACATAACCATTTACCAATTTGTGGAAATGTAATTGGATGTGATTATTGTGAAAAATATGGTAATATTTTAGCAAATGGTCCAGTAAGAGTAGAGGATGTTCCGGATATTTATAAACATGTATATTGTTTTAATAATAATTTAAAGAAAACATGATAATATAATTAAATGTGTGGAATATCATTACGATATATCAATGATAATAATTCCGAGTTGCAAGATTTTAAAAAACTTAAATATAGAGGACCAGATGAAACTAGTTTTGTAAAATTAGATGGGAAAACGTTAATGTTTCATCGATTATCAATAAACGATTTGAACAGTACGGGGTCTCAGCCTTTTGTACACGAATCAAAAGCTTTAATTTGTAATGGGGAAATTTATAATTACCCTCAACTGAAAAAAATTCATGGAAATTCTTTGATTGGCAATTCCGATTGTGAAATTATATTTGCAATGTTTTTAAATAATACTATGTCAAATATTGATATTTGTAATGCATTAGATGGTGATTTTGCTTTCATATATGTCGATGATTCGTGTAATAATATTGTGGTCGCAAGAGATCCAATCGGAGTAAGACCTTTATTTTATGGTGAAAATGAAAATGGAGATTATGAATTTTGTTCGGAAATCAAAGGTATTCCAAATTGTAAGCATATCAAACATTTCCCACCAGGATATGTGTATAGTACGAAAACCGGCTTCATTTCATACAAACCTCTATCATTAACATACGAACCTAAATTAGATTTTGATACCACGATTATATATAATAAATTATACGAGTCTGTAAAGAAACGATTAATGAGTGACAGGGAAGTTGGATTTTTTTTATCGGGTGGATTAGATTCGTCGATTATCGCAGCCATTGGTGCAAAAATATACTATCCAGCAAAAATAACGACATTCTCAATTGGTATAAAAGGTTATGAATCACCCGACTTAATAGCTGCAGAAAAAGTTGCAAAACATTTGAATAGTAATCATTTTGTATATGAGTTCACATTTGAGGAAGCATTTGATAATATCAGAAACACAATTTATCATCTAGAAACATATGATTGTACAACAATTCGTGCATCTGTTCCCATGTTTTTGTTGAGTAAATATGTTTCGGAAAATCATAACCATAAAGTGATTTTGTCTGGAGAAGGTGCTGATGAATTATTTGGAGGTTATTTGTATTTTCATAATGCACCGGATGAACAATCATTTCATAATGAAACTATCCGTTTATTGAAAACTGTACATCAATTTGATGTTCTTCGTGCAGATCGTTGTACAGCCGGCAATGGTCTCGAACTCCGGGTTCCATTTTTCGATAAGGATTTTATAAATTATATAACAAATATAAAACCAATGTTTAAAATGTATTCTCAAAATTGGATGGAAAAAACAATTTTACGCCGATCTTTTGAAACCATGTTACCTCCCGAAATTTTATGGAGACAAAAAAATGGAATGAGTGATGCGGTTGGTTATGCATGGGTTGATAATCTAAAAAATGAAATTAATAAAATAGTTCCGATTTATTCATATAACTTTAACCACAACCAACCATTGTCATCTGAAGAATTGTGGTATCGTGGAATATATATCGACATTTTTGGGGAAGATACGGATATAACCGATACAATTTGGAGACCAAAATGGACAACTGAAACAGATCCGAGTGCTCGAAAATTATCCTATTTTGTAGAATCGTCTATAAAATCAACTTAAACAAACTTATATAAACAATTAATAATATATGGATCTGATCGAGGTTCCGTATGATATTTTAAATATTATTTATCAAATGTTGGACAAATATAGTAAGGTATCGTTACACCTTAGTTGTAAATTGTTTTATAACAATTATTTTAATGACAAACATTTAATGATAGAATGTAAGAATGAATATGAATCTTTATTGAAAACAAGAAAATTAGTAAATAGATACATAACAAGAAATATATTTATCGAAGATACTTTTTTATTACATGGTTATTGTGAACAATGTAATAAAAAGGGATTTTTACAAGAATTAGGCGAACAAAATGAATTTACGAACACTTTTTGTATATGTATAGATAATTGTACATTTAAATGTAAAATCTGTAACATGAAATCTACTTCTTCTTCATTTGATTTCATATGTGTTTCTTGTATATGGATTCGTTAATGGTTTACATATGAGCGATTACAACGGCTAATGAGTAAATTACCATTACAAGACCTGTTATAAAACCATATGAATATTTTTTTGAATGTCTAAGTTTAGAAACAAAATTGATGAGAGATCCTAATAAGAACAACATAATAGTTGTATATTTATCTTCACCTACAAATAAATTCCAGAAATCATTATTATCTATATTATATGACATATAATATAGATAATATTTAAAAAAAACAATTTTTATGTATCTAGTAATGAACAATTTGAGTATAATTGTTGCAATTGATGATTATTATGGTATATCTAAAAACAATGTACTTCCTTGGTATAATGAAGAAGATTTGAAATATTTCAAGCAAATTACGAAAGATAAAATACTGATTATGGGGAAAAAAACTTGGTTGAGTATACCTAATAAAACAAAATTTCAGAAAGATAGAATATGTTTCGTGTTATCATCACAGTATAATGACGAATATAATATTAATGACTTTGACTTAAATCATGTATATTATATTAAATCTTATGATGTTATATTACAAATATGTATGAATATGACAGATCCTTCATCTCCTATGTGTCGTGACGTTTTTATAATCGGAGGTAAAAGTTTATATGAGAAATCATTTGATTCATCCTTCTTAAAATATATCTATATAACGAGAATAAAAGGTGATTACAAATGTGATAATGATATTAAATTTATACAACAACATTTAGATTATCGTTGTATACATATATATACGGAAATAAAAGATACGGTGACTTTTCAAAAATATAAAGTAATATCTGAAGAAGATATGTATTTGAAGTTGTTATCTAACGTATATTATACTGGTATTGAAAGAAATGATAGAACAGGTATTGGGACATATTCTAAATTTGGGAGTCAACTGTCATTTTCATTGAAAGATAATAAAATGCCGCTACTTACAACAAAAAAAACATATTGGAAAGGTATCGTTCACGAACTTCTATGGTTTTTGAATGGTAACACCAATTCTAAGATACTTGAAGACAAAAATGTCAACATATGGAAAGGAAATAGCACTCGAGAGTTTTTAGATAATTTGGGTTTCAATGACAGAGAAGTAGGCGATTTGGGTCCAGTATATGGATTCCAATGGAGACACTGGGGTGCGGAATATGACACAATGAATACAAATTATCAAAATAAAGGTATTGATCAATTACAAAATATAGTCGAAACCATACGAAAAGATCCGTCAAACCGTCGTTTAATTCTATCTGCATGGAATGTGAAAGATATCAAAGAAATGGCTTTGCCACCTTGTCATATGATGTGTCAGTTTTATGTGGATGAATCTACATCCGAATTAAGTTGTCAGTTGTATCAAAGATCCGCGGATTTATTCCTAGGTGTACCTTTTAATATTGCATCTTACGCATTATTGACACATATCATAGCTAAAATAGTTGGTTTGACTGCATCTAGATTAAATATAGTATTCGGAGATGTCCATATATATAAAACACATTTAGATGCTGTTAAAACCCAATTAACAAGATCACCCTTTGATTTCCCAACGATTTCGATACATAAAGACATTAGTAATGTATCGGATTTGTCTGGATTGTCTTTTGAAGATATTGAATTAAATTCATATAAATGTCATGCGTCTATATTCGCTCCAATGTCTGTTTAAATATAGTTAACTAGTATATGGAATTATCCGAGGAAGAATTAGCTATAATGTATGATGTAAAAGTAGACACTATTAGAAAAAAATTAAATGAAGCTAATTGGAATGATAACGTAGAAGATTTAATAAAATCTTGGGGAGAAAAAGCAGCTCATCTTAGATGGTTACATACAAAAACATCTATTAGATGGAAAAGATTGTCAACATATTTTACGATCCCTATCATTGTATTAACCACATCGTCTGGTGTCGTTAATATTTCTCAAGAATCTTCTGATAATTCAATTATGTTATGGTTATTAGGTTCCATAAACCTGTTTACTGTTATATTAATTGGTATAAAAGAATTTTATAATCCAGAAAAAAATGCACAATTACATAGATCTATAGCAAAACAATTTGGAGCTTTTTACAGACAAATTTTACTGGAATTAACCTTACCAAGATCTGAACGTAGACCCTGTAATGAATTATTAAATTGGGCAAAAACAGAATTCGATAGGTTATTATTTGATAGTCCTTATATTACAGACAATATTGCAAAACAATTCCGAAAACATTTTGCAGACGTTGATAATAAACCAGATATAATTGACCATAATTACACGATATGTATAAATGGTAGAGAAAAAAAAAATGAAATATGTATCGAATTAACTCAAGTTTTATAATAATTTACTTTATATTGAATGATTAAAAATATAGATGATTGTCATGATATAACGTTGTTAAAAAAACTATACACGATGAATAAAATTGTAAAAAATAGACAAGAAGCTTTGCAAATATTGAAAAAGATGCAAATTTATAGTATAGATGTTGAAATTTTAAAGAAAGTCAAGTTACCTAATTACGAAGAACCAATTAATAAAACTAACAAATTTGATAAAATCTTTACGAAAAATAATGGAAAATATGGAATACATCGAGAACATAAAACAAGTTCTACAGATAATATTTTTTGTAAAAAAATCATTGATTATGATGAATACAAAACACCGTATGTAACAACGTCAGAAAAGAAGGTCTTTGCCAAAACTAATTGTAATGAGAACATGTATATTGATATTAAGAATAAAGAACTGGAAATTGCAAAAAAAGAATTAGAACTACGTAATGTAGAACTTTCTTTATATAAACAACAAATAAATAATACGCATAAAAACAGAAGTGTTAAATCATATCAAACCAGACAGTGTTCTACAAATAGTTCTTATCCAGTAGAGAGGAGACGTTTTGTTCCTTTAACAAATGCAAATGACGCAATTTACACAAATCAAGTTTTATTGGGACATCTCGATGTATATCATAATATATATTATGGAAAAAATAGAATTAATTTGGAAGATCGACTCGATTATATGTCAGAACAAATAGCTACAATTGGAAATTTAGAAACAAATGAAATTATACCAGAAAATTACACACCTGAAATATCGTATTTGAATAATAATGATTTTGCAGATGTTGTCACAAATGACATTTTTTACACATATTTCTTAAATTCTGATAAAGTGGATTTTAGAATTATCATACCATTCAATTACATAAATATTATTGGACATGAAGTAAAATTGAATCTACCGTTTCAGATAAATATGGAGTATTACCGAGTCAATGACATAAACCTAACACCTATCATTAATATCAATTTTGCATATAATGAACAAACTCAACAATATGACAAAACATCTAATATTTCAAAAGTATTTGTAGATAATATTGAATCAAATTATTTAATAATTCATTCTGGTTTATTCCAATGTTTTCGACAAAATGAATTCGAAGAATTTTATCTTGCAAATTCCAAATTCCAGATTGAAATAATATTAAAAAATATTGAGATAATACAATTTGAAGATGAATGTGTTCACTAATTATACTTAAAATTTAAAAAGTATACAATAGTTAAAACATGGATAAAAGTAAACAACTCCTTATCGGTAATATTAATGAAGGTGATAATGATATAGGTTCGAAAGGTACCTTCGAAAAATATCATAGTGAACATGTTGTGTTAGAATCGACACCAAGACTTACTATCGTAAATTTTCCTTGTGAATCCGATGTAACATTAGAAGGAAAATTCATAGCAACGGCATTTCATGCTAGAAGCGATCAACGATTAAAAGAAAACATTGTTGATATAGAAAATCCTTTGGACATTGTTAATCAAATAGATGGAAAATGTTATAATTTCAAAAATACAAAGACAAAAACATCCTATGGTTTTATTGCACAAGAAATCGAGGAAATTCTACCAGATATCGTTGATAATGATAGAGAAGGTATTAAATCTATTTCATACGGTGAAATTATACCAATTTTATCTAACGCAATTAAAGAACTTGATAAAAAAGTCAACGCTCTGACCTCAAAATTAATGGCCAATAAGTCATGAATACATTGTATGATCTATACTTCGTTCAAATAATTCATTTACATATTCATTTATATCATCGAAATAATACTTTGTGAAAAACTTCTGTAATTTATTTATAGTTACATTTTGATTCTTGATTTGTATATAAAATTTGTGAAATTCTTCATCTGATTTTGTTGGGAAAAACGCATTATACAGTAATTTAGTATCCGTTACTGTTGCATATGTGTAGTTTACAAAATAATCAATCCGTCTTTTTAAGGCTTCGTCCAATTTTTCTATATGATTTGTTGTTATAAAAATAATTGTACCTGATGTTTGTACAATACCATCTAATGCATTTAAAATTCCACTGAATGTTATATTGTTTTTCAATTGATCGTTTGTTTTTCTGTCATTAAAAATACAATCTATATCTTCTAATAATAATATGCTATTTTTTGGAAGTTTTTTTATTGCGTTCTTTAATGTTTTATCATCCATATCATTGTCAAAATCTAACACAGCTACTTTTTTATTATATAAACTCGCAATAGCTTTCACCGTGCTTGTTTTACCAGAACCTGGAATACCGTGTAAGAGATAGATTCTTCTATGTACTAGACATAACTTGTTAAACATTGTTTCAAACTCTATGGAATGAAAATTATCAATATCTAAAAGTAAATTATCCTTTGTTTCTTTCGGTATATAAATTGTATCCATTGTTCTTTTTTTTGTCCTAAACTGTTGTTCCCAACCATAATTATACGTCATAATTATAAGTTCATCCGAAGGATAATTGTTCATTTTATCTGAAAAGAAATTATTAACAGCTTTCATGAAATTTTGTAATATGTGTTTATTTTTTGTAGAAATCCTTAACCGTATATTTTTTTCAAATTGACCACAACTATCTAATTGTTCTGTTTGTGAATATACAACGTTTGTAATAAGTACGTTCTCAAATTCAAAAATAATTGAGAATGAATCTTCTTGTAAATCCAATTTATAAATATATTCATAAGCTCCATATGCAATACTTTTTATAGAATGTAACGCAAAATTTGGACATTCATAGTTTTCATATATATAAATAAGAACATTATTTGTTTGTTCTGTATTATGATATAATGTTAAATTATACATTGATTACAATTATATTATAACTTTTAAGTAATGTATTTTTTATTTTCATTTGCTATATTTTGTTTATTCTTATAATGATTTATCCGATCTAATTTTAATTTCTTTAATATTTCTAACAAATCTTTACGACGATTTTGATCATCTTCTTTGATGATCGATTTTAATAATATCATTATATCGTTTCCATCAATAATCCAATTCCCAACATTATTTAAATTTCCATAATTTTCAAATAAAGATTTATTCTTACTATTTTTTTGTGGAATTGTGGTTTCACGTTGTGTTCTATCCCGTCCTGTTTCTTTCAATTGAGACAATGAATATATAATTATTCTAAATTCTTTAACACGTTCAGAATTAGTTACCCATACAATTTTGCAGTTTTTTAATGAATCTTTTTTAATACCTATTAATTTACTTTCTTCAAAATAATATATAATTGGAAGATTTTCATACAAAACTTTATTTGAAAAAACATATTCATATTCACTATCTGTTAATTGTTGTTCTGGTGTCAAATAACGTTTCATTTCTTCAAAGTCCATATCTTCACTATCACCATCAATGTATTTGATTACAAATGGACGTTCAAACTTTCTTGTCAATTGGATAATTCCTTTGTATAAAGTCGAACCGATATCTTCATCTTGATTTGGATCTTCAAATTCTTTATATATTATTTTATCCTTGTAATATTTCAAAGGTTTATTATCTAATACATTATCAATTTTAGGTGGTTCTATATAGATTTCTTGTACATCATTTACTTCTTGGATATTATATTGTTCATTTGTTTTATTATTATGTTCGTCAAATGGATCGATAAATAATGTTTTAAACGTATATTTAATATCTTCTTTGAATGGAATTAGATGGTTTATATCAAACAATTCAACCCATTCGGGAACATCTGGTGTACTTTTCAAAGTTCGGATTATTTCTTTTTCTGAATTATCATGTCCTAATGTTCTAACTTTATAATAAGTTCTATTATTTTTCCTAATCTTAGCATATATTTCATATATATCTTGATAAAATTTATTTGTTCGTAATTGAAGTTTATTAAATAATGTAATTTTATATGGTTTATATACATTCAAATGTTCATAAGATATTATGCCTAATTCATTTGTTTTTTTAATCTTCAATGGATGAATAACTTTTTCAAAAGCAGTACTAAGTGAATTGTAGAATTCGATGAATAATGGTAAAATATCATCATTATCTTCAACATATGTTACTATTTTTACTAAATCAAAGACAGATAATTCATTTGTTTTATTCTTTTGAAATTGCTCTCGTTTATTCGCTGTAGTTTCTATTTTATTTTTTACAATATTTGTTATATTCATTTGTAAATTTGATATATTCTCTATATATGTATCATATTCATTCTTTTCTTCTGGTAGTATGATAGTTTCGGCCATTTCGATATTCGATTCTAAATATTCATTTTGTACAAAAATACCTCTCCCCCGATGTACATGCATAGGTGTATAACCTGTTACATTGTGTTTTGTATTATTTATCGAAAAGGCTATTCTATCTAATATATCATAATATCTCAATGTGTTATATTTAATCAAATAAAACGTTAATAATTTTTTAATATGTTTATTTTTATTTTCTACAAAACCTTGTGTTTGTGGAGAATAATTTGCTCCATATCTTTGGATTACATTAAATTGTTTACAAACATCTAGATCTCGGAATTCTTTTGCATTATCACTGTGTAAAATGTGTGGAATATCGCCACTTAAAAATAATTTCAACAACCATTTCGATATAATTTCTTTGCTTTTTGTCTTTAATGGGTAGACATATATAAATTTACTAAATATATCTATTATAACAAAAATATAAGCATAATCATCATTTTCTCTTTTAATATCATCTTTATTAAGTATTATTAAATCCATTTGCCAATGTTGCATTGTATAACGTGGGCGGAAAGACGATATGATTGGTTTTTCGTTTTTATTTAATACCTGTTTTAGATTTTTGTTATTTTTTAAATATTTATCTACGTCAGACCTCGATATTCCAAGATATTGTTGTTGTAACACTTTATCTAACAAGGAATGTAATCCTAATGCAGAAGTAGCTGGATCTGAATTTATTTCACTCAATATTTTGAGTTTATCACTATCTTTTATTATTGTATATATCAAATCATAATCGTTTGTAACAGAGTCGTCATTATACCCACGTTTAATTTTAGTTTTAAAATATATTTTATCATCTTTTAAAAAATAATATGACATTCTATTAACAAATGAAACACCTATCCAATTATCTGTTGAATTAAAATAACTCGGTAATTCATTTGTTTTTAAATACTCTACACCTAGGTTATATAAATTGTCTGGCCATTTATGACCAAATACTGTTTTCCAAACAGATGGAACTTTGCCAGGTTGTCGGATCAATTGGTTGTTCATTCTAATTTATTTCATATTATTTGTATAATTAAAAAAATAAAAATTTTACTTTAAGAATACATTTTAGTATATTAATAATCAATAATGGATTCTGATAAATATATATCTTCAAATGCAAAACATGGTAAAATTAAAGCTATTCAATTTAGTTTATTAAGTAATGAAGAAATCGTTTCATCTTCTGTCGTACTCATCGAACATCCCGATCTTTATGAAAAAGGTGTTCCAAAATCAAGTGGTCTATATGATCTTCGGATGGGGACAACCGATAAACAATATAAATGTCAAACATGTAATTGTGATGTAATAAATTGTCCTGGACATTTCGGTCATATAACATTAGAAGAACCTGTTTATAATACATTGTACATAAAAACGGTATATAAAATATTACAATGTATATGTATAAAATGTTCGTCTTTCTTATCCAATACCATATCGGTAAAACACACTTCGGCTATTTCACAATTAAAACATTGTACGGATAATATTACAAAATATACAATCTGTCATAAATGCAATTTTAAACAATACAAAATAAGTTTTGAAGCACAGAAAATAATGTTTACATTACCTGATAATGAACAGATACACGTCACTGCAAAAATGAGTTTTCATATTTTGAGGAAACTAAGTCCAGATGATGTGGCAAAATTGGGGTTTTCAATCACAAGTTCACATCCAAAAGATATGATTTTCATCAGTATACCAGTTCCTCCACCGGTTGTACGGCCGTCTATTATTATCGATTCAGTCATGAAAAGTCAAGATGATTTGACACATAAACTGAGTGAAATTCTTAAATGTAACTCACAAATTAAAAAAACTAAAGAAAATAATACAAAATCTGGAACAAGTGTATTGGAAGAACTAATTAATTTATTACAATTTCACATCGACTCATATATTGATAACGAATTACCGGGTCAACCACAAGCAACGCAACGAACTGGTCGACCAATTAAGTCATTGTGTCAAAGGATTAAAAGTAAAGAAGGTAGAGTAAGAGGTAATTTGATGGGTAAAAGAGTTGATTTTTCTGCTAGAACAGTGATTACAGCAGATCCAAATTTATATCTCGACGAACTTGGTGTTCCCGAAACTATCGCAAAAAATATGACAATTCCCGAACATGTCACTGATTATAATATTAAGAAAATTGAACAAATGATAAGTGGAAATTCTGATACAAATGTAAAATATATCATAAATACAAAAGGTATAAGAAAGGATTTACGATTTCTAAAAAATCCAACCGTAGAAGTTGGGGATATTGTTGAGAGGAATTTACAAAATGGGGATTATGTCGTGTTTAATCGACAACCATCATTGCACAAGATGAGTATGATGGGTCATAAAATAAAAATTATGCCATATTCAACATTTCGGTTGAATTTATCCGCAACAAGTCCATATAATGCAGACTTTGACGGAGATGAAATGAACATGCATGTTCCTCAAAATCAAGAAACTCGGACTGAGATTAAAGAATTAATGATGGTTTCCCATTGTATTGTTTCTCCACAATCAAATAAACCGGTTATGGGTATCGTCCAAGACGCTTTACTCGCTTCTCGGTTACTGACTATGCGAGATAAATTTATTGATAAAATGACTATGATGGATATCATTACCCGGATTTCAAAAAATACAAATCTTCCTAAACCAGCAATTTCGAAACCAAAAGAATTGTGGACTGGGAAACAATTAATAAATCTGATTGTACCGAAAATAAATTTTAAAAGATATTCAGGGTGGCATAATGAAAATGACGAATCCAAAATATCGACCGATGATACCGAAGTATTAATCGAAAATGGTGAACTAATATCAGGAATTTTATGTAAAAAAACATTAGGTTCTTCATCTGGAAGTTTGATACATCTTATTTGGTTGGAAATGGGACCAGAAGACGCATGTTTATTTATTAGTGAAATTCAATTTATTGTTAATGCATGGTTGATGACAAATGGATTTACTTGTTCAATTTCAGATATGATCAATCATATAGATACTCAAAACAAAGTTGATTCAATTGTTCAAGATGTTAATCAAAAGGTTATCGATATTATCGATAAAGGTTATAAAGAATGTGGAGAAATTAAAAAGGTTGAGAACAAAATTAATACAATTTTGAACACTGCAAGAGATCAAGCAGGCATTTGTGTTCAAGAAAAACTAAATCATGATAATAATATTTATTCAATGGTATCTGGAGGTTCTAAAGGAAGTGTTATTAATATTTCACAGATAATGGCATGTGTGGGTCAACAAAATGTAAACGGTAATAGAATCAGTTTTGGATATAATAAACGAACATTGCCACATTTTTGTAAAAATGACATTTCAGCTGAAAGTAAAGGTTTCATTAAACACTCTTATATACAAGGTTTGAATCCGACAGAATTCTTCTTTCATGCTATGGCTGGTAGAGAGGGTGTAATCGACACAGCCGTAAAAACATCTGAAACTGGATACATTCAAAGAAGATTAGTAAAGGCGATGGAAGATATAACCATCACTGGTGACGGTTCTGTTCGGAACAGTATGGGTGATATTTTACAAATTAAGTATGGAGAAGATGGTATGGATGCTTCAAGACTGATAACACAAAAACTTCCAAATATAAACAAACATTTTGATGATATACAATATGTTTCAAAAAATACAAATTTGATTTTATGGGAACATAATGAAATAATTGAAGCTAGAAACATGTTACAATATTCTAATGTTGATAGAGTTCATTTACCTATCGATATATTTAGAACATTGTCACTTGCTAAATATATTAAAACAGGAACATTGTTCGATTGTGAAGATGATATTATTAAAGGTTTACGAAAATTCTGTAAATTCATAGAGACTAATATTTTATTGAAATCGATTATTATTATCACACTATCTAGCAAAATTGTCATCCATAAACATAAATTAACATCCGATGGATTTACATGGATGTTAGATACTATTAAATATACTTACGAATCCTCTTTGGTAAATAGAGGAGAAATGGTGGGTACTATAGCCGCACAAAGTTTAGGTGAACCGATTACACAATTGACATTAAATACATTCCATTCTGCTGGTATATCAGAAAAAAATGTAACTTTAGGTGTCCCAAGGTTGAAAGAGATTATAAATACTGCAAAAAATATAAAATCTCCTTCTATGACTATATTTTTAGATACAAAATCCGATGTATCCTTGAAAGATTTGACAGAAAAAATTACTAGAACCGATTTTAATACGTTTATAACTGGTTCGTCAATTCTTTACAACGCTGATTATCTGGATTTCGAAAAGCATTATTACGAATATATCGACTCCTCCATTTTTTGTCCATGGTGTATTCATATAAACTATTCATCTAAAATTCTTGAGAAATTACATATTTCTATTTACGAAATAACTATGATTCTCATGAATATGTACGAAAATGTGCATATAATTCCATCTAATGAAAATTCTGATAATCCAATTCTTGTTTTCAGATTTTCAAAAACTGATATAAATTATGACGAATTACTTACATTTTTGAATACTCTTTTATATGATACTATTCTTTTTGGTAATTCAAAAATTACAAAAGTTTTCAAAAAAGATGAATATACTTTAGAAACCGATGGAAGCGTTCTACTCGACATATTGGGTATTGATGGTGTAGACAAGACTTCTACATTTTCAAATGATATCGTCGAAATTTACAATGTATTGGGTATTGAAGCAGCACGCTCTGCGATTCTAAACGAAATAAGGAATGTGATCGAGTTCGATGGTTCGTATGTTAATTATAGACATCTTTGTCTCTTGGTTGAAACTATGACAAACAAAGGTAAATTAATGGCAATTACAAGACATGGTATAAACAGAACTATGTCTGGGCCTTTGATGAAATGTTCCTTCGAGGAAACTATCAATGTTCTTATCGATGCAACTATTAATTCAGAAAAAGATGAATTAAAAGGCGTAACAGAAAATATTATGTTGGGTAAAATCACTAAATCTGGAACTGGATGCATAGACTTGCATCTAGATATGGACAAACTTACTAAAAATGATCATATCATGAAGTATACGATTAAGGAACGTGTTTATAAAACAGATACTAATAAACATTTTATACCATCATCGCCTAGTAGAATATCAACTTAAAGAACTATATGAATAACATTAGTAAATAATTATGCAAGACATGTCAAATATCGATATGAACGAGCTCAAGTCTTCAATCACATCGTATGTCGAAAAAACAATTCATGAATATTTAAATGAAAAAATATTATTATATATTCAGGATATGTGTGTACAAAATAATTTGAGTTTCGACGAACAAGTTAAAATATATAAACAATATGTATCATCTTCTTATAACGTAGAATCGCAAAATAAGATATGTAAAGGAATTACTAAATCGGGTAAAATATGTACTCATAAATGTCCATCTGGTTTGTTGTATTGTAAAAAACATTATAAAACAATTGTTTCCGAACCATCAAACAGTTCCGTTCCTGATGAACCAATTGTGAATAGCTATTTTCCCGATTTACTTCAATGATACATTTTCATTATATCTTAAGAATGTCATTGGATTTCCACAATATATAAATTGTCCAATATGATTCAATGATATCGTCAAATCTATATAAATTTCTCCTTTTATATTTTGCCACAATCGACAAAATCCGTAATCTTCACTTAAATATCTATTTGTTCCATCTTCTTCTTTATAAGTACTTGATGGGAAAAAATCGTAAAATTTATCATCATCTTTTATATTATATGGTGCGACATCATTAATATACTCCCTTTCGGGATATGCTTCGATCATTTTTGTTATCACATTTTTTTTAATTAATAAAAACCCTGTTGGTGCATCCAAAACTTCTATGCATCCATTTTCTATTTTATGAGATTCGGTTGGCTTGAAATTGAATGTATATTTACCTGCAGATTGTACTAATTCCATTGTATTTTCTACTTTATCGAAATTCTTGTGAATAGAATTAAAGTCAATTGCCTTTTTAGAATAACAACCACCAAGTACATCTTTATCCATGTTTATCATCTTTACAACATCTATAGGACTGAATTCAATGTCAGAATCTATAAATATTAAATGTGTACAGTCTGTACTCATGAAACGTGTTATACATGCATTTCTCGCACGCGGTATCAATGAATCAAAAGGAATCGTGTAATATTGGAATTCGATATCATTGTTTAATAGAACTAGTTGTAAATTCATTACACTTTGCATATATTTTACATTTACCATACCATTGTAACATGGGGTAGCAACAAATAACTTTGTTTTAGTTTTACTAGATTCCGCCTTCGAATCTTCGTTAATGTATTTTCCGTTTTCATTTGTTTTACTAGATTCTGCTTTTGTTTCTTTGTTGATATCTTTTCCTTTTTCATTTGTTTTACTAGATTCTGCCTTCGAATCTTCGTTAATGTCTTTTCCTTTTTCATTTGTTTTACTAGATTCTGATTTTGTTTCTTTGTTAATATCGACTTTTTCATTTGTTTTACTAGATTCTGCCTTCGAATCTTCGTTAATGTATTTTCCGGTTTCATTTGTTTTACTAGATTCTGATTTTGTTTCTTTGTTGATATCTTTTCCTTTTTCATTTGTTTTACTAGATGCTGCTTTTGTTTCTTCGTTAATATCGACTTTTTCATTTGTTTTGTTGGACTCTGCTTTTGTTTCTTCGTTAATATCGACTTTTTCATTTGTTTTGTTGGACTCTGTTTGTGTTTCTTCAGATGGTTTACTTGATTTAAGTTCTTTATTATTTTCTTTTTTTGTTTTTTTCATTTCTGGTTTTTTCTTGTCTACTACTTTTTCTTTTTTTGTACTGTTACGTTTTTTTGGTTTAACAGGTTCATGTTCTACAACAGATTTGTCTGACATTCTTTTTTACATTCTTTTTTAAATCTTTAAATTAATTAAACTATTTAAAAATATAGGTTTATATAACAATAAATGAATCAACCATTCGTAAAAGTTTCTACAAGTGATAATCCTAATATATCTAGTGGCACTGTGAAAGTATCAACAAGTGTTGATCCGACTAAATATCAAAGTGGATATGTAAAAGTAACAACGAAATAATATTCTTTATGAGTAAGTTCTAGAATAAAGGTATTAACAATTTGTCAAGTAGTATGGGTTCCAGTTTTTTTTAAATATCATCGGTAATACCACTTACTTTTGAAATAACTTCTATTTCAAATCAAAGTAACAAAAATGGATAATAGAGACGTTAGTATTAATATTTTTATCAAGACTTAAGACACCGTGCGGTTGAAACCGATACCTTGATCTACTTACCGATCATGGTGTTACATCTGATATAGCTTTCGTCAGTACAGGTACGATTCAACAAGGAAAAGATCTGGCTGAAAGTGATTCATCGACTACCGTTATTCAATTTGAATATACGACCGAAGTGGTAGATTCCTCGTCAAGATATCCTTATCGAGATGAAACGACTATAGGGAGTATAAATGGTTATAAGGGAACAATTGTTAAGGATGGTCAAGGAATGTTAATGATCTGTGTAGGCCCTGTAGGGTCAACATTGTTATCCCAACAATTTATGACATACAGGTTGGTGAAATAATCGATTTTTCTGTACATATGGAAACCAATCTAACGACACATTACGAGATTGTGTATAAACCAAATACAAGTCAGAAACCCGAACCTGATTTTCAGAATTGTTCGTAACAAGATATGTTAATAATTAATAATAAAGATATTACATGTATATTTAGAATGACAACATTATATAAGAATGATAGATATTGGACAATTTTAATAGAAGGTTCCAAAATTACAAAAAAATGGGGGAAAATAAATGGTAAAGAAAGTTCTACAATACAAATTATTGATTATGGTAAAAATATAGGTAAATCCAATCAAACAACACCAGAACAACAAGCAAATATAATAGTTAATTCTTGTGTTAAAAAATATAAAGACGCTGGTTATTATGAAAATTTAGATGAAAATAATAGAACCGTATTACCATTACCTATGTTAGCAACAAATTGGAATGATGAAACGAATTTGGATTATGTATATATACAACCAAAATTAGATGGTGTACGTTTATTAGTTGGTAGATATAATGATGAATTGATAATGTATTCAAGAACTGGTAAATTGATGCAATTTGATAATATTAAGAAAATATGTGAATTTTTAAAAGAAGGTCAGTTTCTTGATGGTGAAGTATATCAATCTAACATGAGTTTTGAAGATATTACAGGTGTTTTTAGAGGACCATCTAAAAATCATTCGAAAATTGAATATCATTGTTTCGATTTTTTTGATGTGTCGAAACCACAACAACCCTTTAAAGAACGTCTTGAAACGTTAGAATCTTTCAGATTACATGAGGATTTAATCATAGTTGTTACATCTTATATTCATACATCTGATCTAGCTAAACAACACAAATTCATTTCTGAACAATACGAAGGTACCATGATTAGAGATCCAAATGGACTTTATCATTTTGATAAACGTTCTAAAAATCTTATGAAATTAAAAGATTTTTGTACTAAAGAATACATTATTTCAGGCTGGGAAACAGCTAAAGATAATACTGTTATTTGGAAATGTGAAACAGATACGGGGAAGATCTTCAAAGTTAGACCAAAAGGGACTACGGAATATAGGCGGAAATTATTATATGATGTTAATCACATCATAGGTAAATTTTTAACTGTGAAATTTCAAGAAACAACAAATAAACATCAAGTACCTCGTTTTCCGGTTGGTCTTGCTATTCGAGATTATGAATGATATTATTAATCTGTCTGTTAATACGTCTTCTACATAATATATATTTAGGATTATAATAACATTCTAAAAAATATTTTTGTATAATCAGAATTGCTTCCATACGTTTCCTCTTTTGTGTAAGATTATTTAATAATATTTGTAAACGGACTCTACCTCTAGTTCTTTCTAATAATTTTGGTAAACTTCCAAGTTTCCATAAAAAGTTTTTTTCATGTAAACAATCAAATATTTCATTTAATTCTTTTTCACAATCGTGTATCAATTTCGGATTTTCATACAAAGCGTCTTTTAATACAAGAGGCCGTTCTAGTTTATTCGAATTCAACATTATGTTTTCAAAATGTTTATAATATTTTTCATTCATGTTCATAAATTTTCATAATAATTCTTAAAGTAATATATTATATGATTCACTGTGATTATGTTATTGTTGGATGTGGTCCATGTGGTATGTTATTAAGTTTAATGTTAGCCCATAAAAAAAAACGTGTATGTATCATAGAATCCAACAATTATATAGGGGGCTGTTGGAATATGGATAAAGTTGATAATATGTATATCGAAAACTCTCCGAAGATAATCGGAAATTATAATTATTTTGAACAACTGTTGAATATATTACATCTGAAACCAGAACAACAATATAATCCATATGCTGAAGCTAAGGTCTATAATAAATTTAATTCTATATTTATCAAATCACTAACATATCATGAACGATTTGTTTTTATTCAAGATTTTGTTATATACAATCTAGGTTACGGTAACAAAAATTTGACAATTGAAGAATGGATGAAGATGCATAAATTCTCAAAATTAGGTTACAAATCAATTCGAAAATTAGCAATTCTTCTTGCTAATGTACCAGAACGATTTTCTGTCTTATCTTTTTTCAAGTTTTTTAGTAATGATCAGGTTAAAACATTACGTGGTAATATATTAAAACATGATTGTCTTTGGATAAATAATTTTTTAGAATATATTGCAAACTCTAATAAAATTCAATTATATTTAAATCACGATCTTGTTCGTATTCAAAGCAATGATCATAAAGTCTTTAAGGTTATTGTGTGTGATAAATTATTAAATACAAATAAAATATTCAAGGCAAGTGAGCATTATGTGTTATGTGTACCTCCATTGAATCTTTATAATATTGTTAAAAATTCGAATCAATATATACAAAACAATTGGATGGATTTTGCAACATTTAAAACATGGAGTTTCAAATCTTCTTATACTGGTTTTGGTTTTCAATTGCATTTCAATTCTAAACAAAGAGACATCTCAGATTTCTTTTGGGCGTGTAAAGGAGAATGGAACATCGTCCTTTTAGATAAAAGTATACCTGATGAAAATATATATTCGTGGTCATGTGTTATCATCGATTTAGATAAACAAAGTACAAATATTAACAAATCTGCAAACCAATGTACTTATAATGAAGTTATTGCTGAAGCTTTATTTCAATTAGAATCACCCCAACCATATGCTATCACTTCATATAACGGATTATACTATGATAACGGAAGTTGGAAATCTAAGGATTCTGCTTTTTGTCACAATTGCGAATATTTCAATAATAATGGCAAAATCAGAAATCTTACCAGTTTAGGTTCACATACTTTAAACTCTATTTCGACTATGGAAACATCTCTTGAAAGTGTTGTTAAATTTTCGAACAAACATAATATAAATTCGATTATACAAACTAAAATTTCATATAATCTCGTTGTATTCATGTTTGTGATTTTCATAATAATTATCAATAAACTAAAGGTATGACTTATTCTTCATCAAAATCTTCTGTATTTAATTCGATATTATCTTCTTCTTCCGCTTCTTTTTCTTTTTCTATCTCGACTTCGATGGCTTCTTCTTTTTCTTCTTCCTCTTCATCTTTTTCTTCTTCCTCTGCGATTTCCTCTTCTTCTTCATACTTCAAACCATCCACACAACCTTCGATGTAACCTTCGTGATATCCTATCTTAAATCCATGGTCATAGGTAGATGTCCATGTAATATTAGATTGATTATCATTGTCACAATGTTCTTTACATTTTTCCTTATATCCTTCCTTATATCCTTCGTCATATCCCTCGTTATAACCATTTTTGTATATAACATCTTCGTCGTCTTTTCCTTCGTCGTCTTTTCCTTCGTCGTCTTTTCCTTCGTCGTCTTTTCCTTCGTCGTCTTTTCCTTCGTCGTCTTTTCCTTCGTCGTC